TGTCGCCTTGTAGTGCCAAAAGCAGACAAGGAAACACCGAAAGAAAACAAGTTCGCGAAATTCGCATAAGGCGAACGCATGACAACAGATAGAACTACACAATACGCGCTGGATGTCCTTGCGGACAAGATTGTTGCTGGCGATCTGGTCAAAGCAGCATGTCAAAGACATATAGACGACATGAAAGCGGCTGAAGCTGCGCCATATCGCTATTACTTTGATGTTGAAGAAGCAGAAAGGATCATTGACTTCGCTGAAACACTGACTATTGCGGAAGGCGAAGAAGAACAGCCAGTGACGGCATATCCATTCCAGTGCTTCATTCTGGGAAGCCTGAACGGATGGAGAACTAAAGACGGACATCACAGACGATTCAGAACCAGTTACATACAGCTGGGACGACAGAACGGCAAGTCATTCCTGAATGGTATTCTGGCGGCTTATTACGGCAATTTTGACAAGTACAAATATGGTCAGGTTTACTGTACAGCCACAAAGAAAGATCAGGCAATGATTGTCTTCAACGAAATTGTGAAGTTCATAAATTCTGACAGCGATTTGTCAGAGTGCTTCAAG